AACTCTATGCTCGTAAGGTTGCGGAAGAAATGAGGAAATGAAAATGGCTGAACAAAATCGTGAAAAGCGTGAACTTGACACTCGTGCAACATCTACCCGCCCTGCGAAGTGGATGCCGCCACAGCTCCTACCCGACCCCACACCTGAGGCCGGATATGCTTACCGCTGGATTCGTGTCAGCACCTTGAACGCCGCTGATCCCTTGAACGTTTCGTCAAAACTCCGCGAAGGCTGGGAACCCGTAAAGGCGTCTGACCACCCTGAAATCCGTCTGTTTGGCAGCACTCCGGATGCTCGCTTCCCAGATGCGGTCTTGGTTGGCGGTCTACTTCTTTGCAAAACACCTACTGAGTTCATTGATCAGCGTAATGCCTACTATGGACAGCAGTCCGAACAGCAAATGCAATCAGTGGATAGCAGTTACATGCGTGAAAGCGATCCTCGTATGCCTCTCTTCAAAGAGCGGTCGTCGAAGGTTACTTTCGGTAAAGGTATTTAACTTTTTTGGAGTCCAAACATGGCTTACCCCACCGTTTCGGCACCCTATGGCCTTCAGCCCATCAATCGTATTGATGGCATGCCATACGCAGGTGCATTCCGTCAGATTCCCGTAGCTGCTGGCTTCGGCACCGCCATTTTTGATGGCGATACCGTGGTCATCAACAGCGATGGTTATCTCGTCAAGTCCACCACAACCAACTCCGGCGACATCGTTGGCGTGTGCGTTGGTGGTCAGTACGTGAACTCGAGCGGCCAAACCGTTCAAGCTCAGTACATCCCCGCAGGTCAATCGACCGCCAGCAACTTGGCCTACGCCTACGTTGTGGATGATCCAATGGCTCTGTTCAAAGTCGCTGTTGTGACTTCGGGCACTACCATGGGTACTGCTGGTCGTACCGTTGTTGGTTCTAACTTGGCGCTCGTCTTGAACGCTGGTAACACCTCCACCGGCAACTCTGCCTTCGCTGTCACTTTGACTGGCGCTGGCACTACAGCCACCATCCCAATCCGTGTGATCGACGTTGTGCCAGAAACAGCCACCGCTGCTGACACTTACACCGAGCTGTTAGTGAAAATCAACACACACCAGTACAACGACACCACTGGTGTTTAAGGAGTAAATCATGGCTATTTCACGCGCACAACTGCTCAAGGAATTGCTGCCCGGTCTGAACGCTTTGTTCGGCCTTGAGTACGCCAAGTATGGCGAGCAGCACAAGGAAATCTACGAAACCGAAACCTCGGAGCGTAGCTTTGAAGAGGAAACCAAGCTGTCTGGCTTCTCCGCCGCTCCGGTGAAGAACGAAGGTTCTGCCATTGCTTATGACAATGCGCAGGAAGCTTGGACTGCACGTTACAACCACGAAACAATCGCGATGGGCTTCTCCATCACTGAGGAAGCAGTGGAAGATAACTTGTACGACAGCCTCTCCAGCCGCTACACCAAGGCTTTGGCCCGTGGTATGGCTTACACCAAGCAAGTCAAAGGTGCCTACGTGTTGAACAATGCGTTCACCGCTGGCGTGACTTACGGTGACGGCGTTACCCTGTGCTCCACAGCTCACCCTCTGGTGTCCGGTGGCGTCAACAGCAACCGTCCAGCCACTGCTGCCGACCTGAACGAGACTTCGTTGGAAAACGCCGTCATTCAGATCGCTGCTTGGACAGACGAACGTGGCCTGTTGATCGCAGCAAAGCCCAAGAAGCTGGTCATTCCTCCAAGCCTGCAATTCGTTGCAACCCGCTTGCTGGAAACTGAACTGCGTGTTGGCACTGCTGACAACGACATCAACGCCATCAAGAACAACGGCTCCATCCCCGGTGGTTACACAGTCAACAACTTCTTGACTGACACCAACGCTTGGTTCCTGTTGACTGATGTGCCAAACGGTCTGAAGCACTTCGTCCGCACCCCGCTGCAAAACAGCATGGACGGCGACTTCGACACCGGCAACGTCCGCTACAAAGCCCGTGAGCGTTATAGCTTCGGCGTGTCTGATCCTTTGGGTATCTTCGGTTCGCCCGGAGCCTGATGGTCGGAAAAAAAGAGGGGGCTTCGGCCCCCTTTTTTATTGCGTTGGTTTAAACGCAGTGATATATTGCACCCACCCCCGGACTTTCCGGTGTATCTGACGGCTCCGGGCCGACGTCATGCAGACAGATACGCCTTAACCGCATGAGGAAAAAATCATGGCTCAAAGCACTTTTCAAGGCCCAGTTCGCTCGTTGGCTGGCTTTTACACTCAAGGTCCCGCTTCCGTTGTCAACTTGGCAAACGGCACCAACACCGTCACCTTGAACGTCGCCAACTACGCTGGCAAGACCATTCGCACCAACGATGCGACTTTGGTCATCACCCTGCCAGCCATCAATGCTTCGGCAAACCCCGTGACATCTGGCCCCGGCCAAGACCCCGACACCCTGAACAACGTGGGCACCAGCTACACATTCGTCATCGAGACCGCAGCCACTGCTGTGGCTATCAAGACAGACGGCACTGACAAGTTTGTTGGCTCCTTGCTGATGGTTGCCACCGACGCCTCGGGCGCTACAACTGGCTACGCACCTGCCGCTTCCAACGATGTGATCAACTTGGATGGAACCACCACTGGTGGCGCTGCTGGCTCGACCATCACTGTAACTGTCGTGGCTGCCAACAAGTACATGGTCACTGGCGTTTTGCTGGGCTCCGGCACTGTTGCCACTCCCTTTGCTGACGCTTAATTGATCTCGGGGGCTTAGGCCCCCGCTTTACAGGAGATTGATTATGGGAATGCAAACCGACGTAAAAGCTATTTCGTTGGCAGCCTCCGGGGCTGTCACTGACGCTCGCGTGCGCGTGCGCGGTATGGTGATCGAGCCCGGCGCATCTGCTGGAAGCGTCATCCTCAAAGACGGCGGCTCTGGCGGCACAACACTGTTCACCATCAACACAACTGCCAACGGCGAGACATTCAATGTCTTGATCCCGGCTGAAGGTGTGCTGTGCTTGACCAGTGCCTACGCCACTCTGTCAAACGCAAAAGTGACGGTGTTTTATGCCTGAAGAAGCACGCCCGATGGACATTGCAGGTCGCAAACTGATGATTGCGATCCCTGCGTATGATGGCAAACTGAACATCAAGACCTCCTTTGCTTTGGCCGATCTCGTGGTCAAGGCATCGAAGTTTGGCGTTCAGGTTCAGCTATCGCACCTGTCGGGCTGCTCTCTTATCACCACGGCCCGGAACATCTTGGTAGCAAACTTCCTTGAGTCGGATTGCACGGACATGCTGTTTGTGGATGCCGACATCGTGGTGGACGCTGAGTCTGTCTTGCGCCTACTGGCGCTGAGCACCGGCAAGGACATCACTGCTGGCATGTACACGCGCAGGGCAGAGGACCGCAAGTTCTTCTTGGACATCTACATCGACCAGAACAACACCCTTGAGTTTGATGCTCACGGGATGCTGCGCGTTGAGAATGTGGCAACTGGCTTCATGATGATCCAGCGCCATGTAATCGAGAAGATGATCCAGAACCACCCTGAGTGGAAGTATTTCAACGACGTCTACAACCGTGACGAGTTTTGCTTGTTTGACTTTGAGTTGTCGAACGGCCAGTACATTGGCGAGGACTACACCTTCTGCAAGCGTGCTCGCGCAGATGGGTTCACGGTCTTCATTGATCCAGAAATCACCCTGCCGCACGTCGGCTCTCAGGAGTATCACCGCAGCTTCAAAGAGTCTGTGCTGATGCCTTTGATCGAGCAGTACTGCACCCCAAAGCTGAAGGTGGCAAATGGCTAAAGCAGCACCAAAGAAGAAAGGCCCATCCTTGGCGGTGGGGCGCGGCGAGAAGCTGCCTGTCTCCAAAGGTGCAGGGCTGACTGCCAAAGGCCGCGCAAAGTACAACGCAGCGACAGGCAGCAACCTCAAGGCCCCACAGCCTCAGGGCGGCCCTCGCAAGGATTCTTTCTGCGCACGGATGTCGGGCATGCCCGGTCCAATGAAGGACGAAAAAGGTCAACCTACCCGCAAAGCTGCGGCTTTGAAGAGATGGAAGTGCTGACATGGACTTGCCAGTTTGGAATACCGTACTGTCGTTTGCCTCTGCGGCGTTGCTGCTTTGGGTGAAGGTCTCGCATGACGAGGTCAAGCGTCTTTCTATCTTGCTGAGCAAGACTCGAGAAGAGAATGCCGAGAAGTTTGTTGCGAAGATGGACATGCACAATGACATGAACCGAGTGATTCAGCGGCTTGACCGACTGGATGCGAAACTTGATGAATTCATGAAGGAGCAGCGCAGTGCCCTCAACTAGCAAGAAGCAGCATAATTTCATGGCGGCAGTGGCGAATAATCCAGCCTTTGCCAAGAAAACAGGTGTCCCACAGTCCGTGGGCAAAGAGTTCTCCAACGCGGACAAGGGCCGCAAATTTTCAAAAGGTGGCGATATGAAAGAGTCCAAAGCAATGGTGAAGAAAGAGATTGGTTTTATGAAGAAGGCCGGTGCTCCCAAGTCCATGGTTAAGCATGAGATGGCCGAGGCCAAGGGCAAGCCCTTCGCCAAAGGCGGTATGTCTCTGGCTAAGCATGCCTCAATGCCAGCTTCCAAGGCTCACAAAGGCCTGAAGGCCGGTGGCTCGGTGGGCACTACCAAGATGGGCGCAGTCAAAACCGCAGCCCCCAGCATGAACGGTATTGCCTCCAAAGGCAAAACCAAAGGCACCATGGTCAAGATGGCCCGTGGTGGCAAAGCCTGCTAAGGAGTGAATCATGGCGACAAAGAAGATCAAACGCTTTCAAGAGGGCGGAATGTCTGACAAAGAACGCGGTCTGGAGGCCTCGAAAGATGACAAGGTTGGCTTCTTTGAGCGCCTACGCATGGGCAACATCGATGACGAGGGCTCTGAAGCGTATCGTCGTTTTGGCGCTGGCCGTGGCAAGTCTGTACAGTCTCCGGCTCCAGTAGAGGATCGCACTCCAACTCCCGTAATCCGAGAGTCCGCAAAGCCAGTATCCGAAGATATGTCCAGCATGTTGGCGGCAGGAGCCGAGGCTGGCAAACGCCAGTCGTCAGGTGATGCAAGCGTTGCCGAGATGTATCAAGGCCCCCGCACCAAGCCAGTTGTTGCTCAGCAACCAAGACCGGGCGGCAAACCGTCTGTTAGCGTGGCTGCACCAACAAAACCTGCCGCCTCAAAAGCTCCTGCCATGCAAGAGCAAAGCTACCGCCGCACAGGTGGCGCATCTGCCGAAGATCGCGCATCCTCACCCAGAGTTGCTCCAGCCTCCAACCCGAACTACTCGAATGAGGGTCGCGGCAAGGAAATGAGCAAGAAGCAGCAGCTTGAGCGAGAGATCGACTCCATCAAGCCAACCGAAGAGCAGACCCAAAAAGGTCTGGAGAATGCAATGTTGCCGGGTGCTGGCCTGAAAACTTTGTCTGCTGCCGCCAAAAAGCTTGCGGCAGGCAAGACTTCCAAGCTTAAAACCTACGACCAACCAGCGTTGCCGGGGCCAGCCCAGAAAGCTCTTCCATCGCCAACCAAACGCCTTGCCTATGACAAGGCTGGAGCGATTGCAAAGCGACGCGCAGACCGTGCTTCCAAGCGCCGTGACGAGATGTTGGACGAGAACGCCAAGAACTATGGCCTTGACCCCAAAGCTCCCGGCTACGAAGCCGCATCCGGTGCTGTCCGCAAAGAGCTGGGCGGTAAGGACTTTGCCTTCAAGAAGGGCGGCAAGGTCAAGTCAATGAAGATGTCTTCTGGTGGATCAACATCACCAGCCTCAAAACGCGCAGATGGCATCGCCACTCGCGGTAAAACACGTTGCAAAATTTGCTAAGGAGCTGACATGAACGACATGATGATGAAGAGAAAACCTCGTGGACTTGAAGATGGTGTTTACACAGAAGACTCCGGCCTCCCTCCTCCACAGGACATCGATGGTGGCTCCGCCCCCAAGCCCAAAAAGCCAAAGAAGTATGCCAAGGGTGGCAGTGTTACTCGCGCCGACGGTTGCATCACCAAAGCCCACACCAAGGGCAAGATGATCAAAATGGCCGGTGGCGGGATGTGCTGACATGTTAGCCAGTCGCGGAATGGGGGCCATTGCCCCCTCCAAGATGCCCAAAGGCAAGCGTAAAGCTCGCCGGGATGACACCGACTTCACGCAGTACGCTGAAGGTGGGCCGGTAGGTTTGTACGCCAACATTCACGCCAAGAAAAAGCGCATTGCCGCTGGTTCTGGTGAGAAAATGCGCAAGCCCGGTTCTGCTGGCGCTCCAACTGCGCAAGCGTTCCGCCAATCAGCCAAAACAGCAAAGTAAACCATGACCACTTCCGGCACCACAGCTTTCAACATGGACCTCACGGAAATCGTAGAGGAAGCGTTTGAACGCGCCGGAGGTGAGTTGCGTACCGGTTATGACTTGCGCACGGCCAGTCGATCTTTGAACCTGATGTTCTCCCAGTGGGCCAACAAGGGTTTAAACATGTTCACCTACGAGCAGGGCTCAATCCCTCTCGTGGCTGGAACTGCAACCTATAACCTTCCGGCTGACACGGTAGACCTTTTGGAGCACGTCATCCGCACTGGCGCGGGAAGTGTGTCCACTCAGGCGGACCTGACCATTACCCGGATCAGTGTCTCAACCTACGCCACAATCCCCAACAAGTTGACCCAAGCTCGCCCAATCCAAGTTTGGATCGAGCGCTTGGACACACCAAGAATCACTGTGTGGCCCGTCCCGGACGACACACAGCCTTACACCTTCGTGTACTGGCGTCTTCGTCGAATTCAAGACGCAGGCACAGGTGTAAACACCATGGACATGCCATTCCGCTTCTACGAAGCTATGACGGCTGGATTGGCTTATCACTTGGCGCTGAAGCTGCCAAACTCCATGGACAGATTGCCGATCCTCAAGCAGCAGTACGACGAGGCTTGGGAGCTTGCCTCTACAGAAGACCGAGAGAAGGCTGCCGCACGCTTCGTGCCTCGTCGAATGTTCATCGGGGGGTACTGATGCCCAACCGGTTTGCTTCAGGCCGCATAGCGATTGCCGAGTGCGACAGGTGTGGTCAGCAGTACCAGCTTAAGAAGTTGCGCACGGAGATCATCAAGCAGCGCAGGTATGAGTTGCTGGTGTGTCCAGAGTGCTGGGACCCGGATCATCCTCAGTTGATGCTCGGCACGTTCCCGGTGGATGACCCACAGGCCCTGCGTAACTCACGGCGCGACACAACGTATTTTGTGTCTGGCTTGAACGTCAATGGGAATGTCTCTGGGGGGTCTCGGGACATCCAGTGGGGCTGGGCACCCGTAGGCGGTTCACGCTTGTTTGATGACGCGCTGACGCCAAACGACTTGGTGGCAGCAGGGTTTGTTGGTACAGTTACAGTTCAAACGACATAAGGAGCCCATGATGGCTACATTCAGCAAAAAGATGATGGGCAAAGAAGTTGGCTCCGCCAGCGTTTATGCCAAGCCCCACACCATGTCGGGCAAGGTTGTGAAGGCCCAAACCAACCCCGGCAAAGAGCCAAACCACAGCCGTGTGGACACCGTGGACATGAGCGTTGGCACGTTCAGCAACAAGCCTGACGGCAAGCCCACCAAGACCAGCGGCATCAAAATCCGTGGTACTGGCGCAGCCACCAAAGGCACCATGGCCCGAGGCCCAATGGCATAAGACATGAACTACGTCGAGCTTCAAGAAAACATCGCTCGAATCTGTGAAAACGAGTTCACAGAGGAGGAGTACGCGCTCTTCACGAAGCAGGCGGAGCAGCGCATCTACAACACGGTGCAGCTTGCCAACTTGCGCAAGAACGTCACCGGGTCGATCACTGCGTCAAACCAGTATTTGCAAGCCCCCTCGGACTTCCTGTCGGTGTACTCGCTGGCCGTGTACCCGGTGGCCGGTGGTGCGTATGAGTTCTTGCTGAACAAGGATGTCAACTTCATCCGTCAGGCGTACCCCAATCCGGCGACCACAGGCAAGCCAAAGCACTACGCCATCTTCGGGCCACGCTCGGACGATGTGAACGAGCTGAGCTTCATCCTTGGCCCAACACCAAATGCTGCTTACAATGTAGAACTTCATTACTACTATGTGCCGGAGTCCATCGTGACTGCGGGTGATACGTGGCTGGGTGAGAACTTTGACTCCGCGCTGCTCAACGGTGCTTTGGTCGAAGCAATCCGGTACATGAAGGGTGAAGAGCAGATGGTCAAGCTGTACCAAGATATGTATCTTCAGTCGATTGCACTGCTCAAGAACTTGGGTGACGGCAAACAGCGCGGAGACGCGTACCGGGATGGGCAAGTGCGCATCCAAGTCAATTAACAGGAGGCTACGTGAAGCACGGCGTCATTTATGTAGCAACAAACACCGAAACGGGCAAGCAGTATGTTGGCCTTACTACGGTTGGTGTTGCACGGCGCTGGGCAAATCATGTGACTTACTCTCGTTCGCCAAAAACACACTTTCACAGAGCAATTGCAAAATACGGAGCGTCCACATTTTGTGTGGAGGAGTATGCCAGCGCAGTCAAAAAAGAAGTCTTGGCGCAATTGGAAAAAGACATCATCTTGCAGCTTGCGCCAGCATACAACCAGACCAACGGGGGCGAGGTTACTTTTGGCCGAAAGTACGATGACGCCACGAAAGAGCAGATTCGCTTAAGTAACATTGGGAAAAAACGAACTGCTGAGCAGCGGGAAAGAAATAGGCAGCAAAAGCTGGAGTGGTTTGCAAAAAACCCAGAGCAAAAAGCAGTTGCTGCAAAACAGTTAGCGGAAGCCCGATTGCTGATAGACGAAGAAAAACGCAAGAAGGCTGTTGGCGACTCCGCCAGAAATAGAGTATGGTCGGAAGAATCCAAGGCAAAGCTGAGTGCTGCGTGCATGGGTCGGCGTTATGGGCAGGAAATTATTTCCAGAATGGCCGAATCCAAAAAGAGAAAAATTCAATGCGACACAACAGGAGTTGTGTACTCTTGCAGAACTGAGGCTGCCAAACAAACCGGAATTTCTCAAAGATCAATCCAACGGGTTTGCGGCGGTGAGTACCCTTCCGTTAAGGGTCTAAAATTTTCTTACGTAGGATAAACACATGATCACACAAGCTCTTTGTTCCTCGTTCAAACAGCAGATTCTGCTGGGCGAGCACGATCTCGACACGGACGTCATCAAGTTGGCCCTGTACACCAGTGCAGCCACTTTGAGCGCGGCCACAACAGCCTATTCCACTTCCGACGAGGTGGTGGGCACTGGCTACACCGCAGGTGGCAACACGCTGACCGGGGCAACAGTCTCCCTGTCCGGCACGACCGCCTACGTGGACTTCTCGGACACCACATGGTCAACTGCGACCATTACTGCTCGCGGCGCGTTGATGTACAACAGCAGCAAGTCCAACAAGGCCATTGCGGTTCTGGACTTCGGCGCTGACAAAACGTCCACTGCCGGTGACTTTACGGTCCAGTTCCCAACCAACGACGCCTCCTCGGCAATCGTGCGGATTGCTTGACGGTGCGTAGGTGGCCAATGCAATCGTAGCCTTTGAAGGATGGGGTGCTTCCGGCGTAGGCTGGGGCTCCCAAGGCTGGGGTGTTGGTCACACAGACGTAACCGCCACTGGTGCGGTTGGCTCTGTCACGGTTACTGCCGGGGCGACAGTTTCTGTTACGGGCGTTCAGGCAACCGGCGCAGTCGGCACTGTTTCGGTTGTTGCTTCGGCCAACGTCTTCCCGACCGGGGTACAGGCTACCGGAGAAGTCGGAACCGTCACGGTAACCGGCACAGCCAATGTATTCCCCACGGGCGTACAGGCCACGGGCGAAGTCGGCACCGTTACCGTTGCAGCCAGCGCGGTTGTGCAGGTCACAGGCGTCCAAGCTACCGGTCAGACAGGCACAGTCACCGTCACGGGCACCGCCAACGTATTCCCCACTGGAGTTCAAGCCACAGGCCAAATCGGCACAGCCACGGTCAGTGCTGACGCCAACGTCCCGGTTACGGGCGTAGAAGCCACTGGAGCTGTCGGCACAGTTACGGTTGCCGCCGGAGCCACTGCGGTGGTGTCTGGCGTTCAGGCCACGGGTCAGATCGGCACAGTCACGGTAACCGGCACGGGCGTCATTGACGTCACGGGCGTAGAGGCCACCGGGGAGATCGGCACCGTCACGATTCTCCTGTCCATCATTGTCCCCGTCACTGGGGTGCAGGCAGAAGGCCAGATTGGCAGCGTAGCGGTGGTTGGTGGTGCAACAGTGCTGGTCACAGGCGTGTACGCTGTGGGCTACGTGGGCTCGGTGAACGTCTGGGGCCTGATCAACGACATCCAAGACGCCGACTGGGGCGTGATTGGCGACACCCAAACAGCCAACTGGACAACAATCAGTGACACCCAGTCTCCAAACTGGCAAAATGTGAATGACGCTCAATCACCCGGCTGGGCGCAGGTCGGGACAACGCAATCTCCGGATTGGCAGCAGATCGCTGCGTAAGGAAAATCATGGCAAGCTCATACACCTCTCTTCTCGGCCTCGTGCTCCCAGTAACTGGCGAATTGTCAGGAAACTGGGGTGACATATGGAACGACTCCGGAACGTCGTTGATCGACGCAGCCATCTCGGGCACAACCTCCCTGACGACCGATGCGGATGTCACGCTGACCACCACGGACGGCGTAGCCAACGAAGCGCGTCAGGCCATCATCCTGTGGAACCCGGCATCGGGCACAGTGACTCGCAACATCACGGCTCCTGCGCGGTCCAAGATTTACACCGTCATCAACGCCTCGGGCGGCACACAGTCCATCGTGTTCCGTGGCGCAGGCCCAACAACCGGTGTGACCATCATCAAGGGCGAATCTGCTGTTGTTGCATGGAACGGCTCTGACTTCATCAAGATCAGCAACACTGGCGGTGGCGGCTCGTTCACCAACGTCACCATCTCCGGCACGACCACGCTGTCCGGCCTGACTGCATCGACCGCTCTGGCGCTGAACTCCAGCAAAGAAGTGGTGAGTGTGACAAACACCGGTACAGGCAACAACGTCCTGTCGGCTTCGCCCACCCTGACCGGGACCCTCGCGGCAGCGGCAGCCACCTTCTCGGGCGCAGTGACTCTGGGTGACGCAGCGGCGGACAACATCACCGTAAACGGCACCGTCACATCCAACCTGATCTTCACGGATAACACCTACGACATTGGCGCATCGGGTGCTACACGGCCCCGTAACCTGTTCTTGGCGGGTAATGCCACTGTGGGCGGCAACATCGTTTTGACCGGCTCTCTTGACCTAACCAACCTTGAAGTGACCAACATCAAGGCCAAGGACGGCACAGCCGGGATGCAGATTGCAGATTCCACTGGTGTGGTGTCTTTCACTGCCAACCCAGTCATGTCCGGCGGCACAGCCAACGGCGTGGCCTACCTCAACGGCTCCAAAGTCCTGACCACGGGGAGTGCGCTGACGTTTGATGGGACGAATTTGGGTATTGGGACGAGTTCGCCTTTGTCTTTGTTCAACATTTACGGAAGCAACACAACTGTTTATACAGGCTCTGGAAGCACTACATCTCCAATTGATGATGCCGTTACTTTATTTGTCAGAAACTCAAGTAACACCAGCGGCACGATGGCGATGCTTCAACTGTCGCCGACTTCATCGACTGGAGTTACGCAACACGCTTATATCGGCTCTGTAAGCGTTGGTGGTCAGTTTGCACCTGCCATTGTGATCGGGCAGCGAACTGGATCAGCAACATGGGCAGAACGCATGCGAATCTCATCCGCTGGCGGCTTGTCCATCGGCACCACAACAGACGCTGGCGCTGGTGGTTTAAACATCACGGGCAATGCAGTTCTCGGCGACGCCTCTACCGACACTGTGCAAGTGAACGGGTATATGGGGGTGGGTGGTGCTGCCACAAGCAACGTGGGTCTTTACCTCACAAATACAATTTCCACTGGAAATATACAGTACGGGATTGCTGCTGCTCCTGTGGGAAATGGGACTAATCAGATCAATGGTATTTGGTCTGGGCCAGCAACAGCGGCTTCGTCGTTTACTGCCGGGACAGTTGCCGCAATTAGAGCTGCTAATGCAACAAAAGGCGCTGGCAGCACCATCACTAATTTGTATGGTTTGGTCGTTGAAGACCAGACCCAAGGCACAAACAACTACGGCATCACCAGCCTTGTCTCCTCCGGCACGAACAAGTGGAACATCTACGCCAGCGGGACAGCGCAGAACTATTTTGCTGGTGACGTGGGTATTGGGACGAGTACTTCACTTAACGCCTCCGTAAATACTTCTGTATCTACAACCAAAGCTGGTTATTCTGTACATTCGTCTGGTGGTTCTGGAGCAACTACTGGCTTGATGTTTAGCAATACAGGCAGTTACGGGTTTATTGATTATGACCCTAGCAGCAGTTCCGGGGTTAGGTTTTCTGCTTTTGGGCCGTTACGGTTTGGTAGCAACACAAACGCGGCTTACGGCTCCTCCACGTTTACGGAAGCCATGCGCATCACGGGCGGTAACGTGGGCATTGGGACGAGTTCGCCCGCTTATAGGCTGGATGTAGTGGAAAGTGCTGACAGTGAAGTAAGTTTGCGAGTAAGCAACCAAAACACCGGAGCGAATTCGATTGCGTCTCTTTATCTGCAAGGGCAGGGTAATAACTTTTACATCCGCAACTATGGGGATGGAGCAGCTAGCGCCAACCGAACAGACTTTATTTCGACCGCAGGCAGTTCTTACTTTACGTTTTCACCCACCAGCGCCGAAGCCATGCGCATCACGAGCGCAGGCAACGTGGGTATTGGGACGAGTTCGCCTGTTGGCAACCTTGATGTGGCTGGCACTACTCCAACCCTCAACATTCGGGACACACAAAGTAAGGTGTCATGGGCTGCTGGCGATATTGTTGCAACATTGGACTTTTACTCAAACGACACCAGCGGTGTTGGGGCGCAAGCAGTAAGCCGCATTCGGTCTGTTGCCGACACAGCATCTGCCGCGACAAGCGGAGCGTTGGCTTTCTGGACAGCGGCAGCAGGTGCAGCAGCAACCGAGAAGCTCCGCATCACCAGCGCAGGCAACGTGGGTATTGGGATCACTACACCTACTTACGCGCTTGACGTGGTTGGTGACATCCAAGCCCAAGGTCGCTTATTGGTAACGGCTGCTGCGCCTGAGTTGTTGCTCTCTGTGCCCTCTGGTGGCCTTGACAGCCGAATCTACAACGATGGTAGCGGCAACCTTATCTTCGGCAACGGAACAAACTCGGCAACACCCACCGAACGGATGCGTATCGACTCCTCCGGCAACGTGGGTATTGGCGTCATTCCAACTGTCGTTACTCACGGCCCACATCTGGAGGTTGGTAGCACTCGCGGAACAGTCTCTATTGGTACAGGTTACATTGAAGACAACGGCACAACACAGTTCTTTAACGGAGCACGTCCGTTGGCGTTTGGTGTTTCTGACACAGAGCGCATGCGCCTTGACGCCTCCGGCAACCTCGGTATTGGGACGAGTTCGCCACGCTCATTGCTTAACCCAAGCGGCTCTGGCTCTACTGGCGCGGTCTTGACGCTTGAAAACTCCAACACGGCGCTGACGACCGGGAACGTCATCGGTGAAATTGACTTCTACGCCAACGATCCCTCTGCCAACGGTACAGGCGCGAAGGCAAAGATTGTCAGCGTGATTGAGAATTCTGCTGGAAATTTGGTTGGCCTGACCTTTGCGACATCAGACAGCACCAGTGCGACAGGCGTAGAACGCATGCGCATTGACTCCTCCGGCAACCTCGGCTTGGGAGTTACTCCGAGTGCTTGGGGGTCTACAAGTACAGCCCTGCAAAACCGCAACGCATCATTCTGGGCAACCAGTGCAGCGGCGTACCTTGGGTACAACTACTTCTTTGACGGCTCTGCACGCAAATACATCGCTTCCAGCTTTGCAACCGAATACACGCAGTTGAACGGTCAACATATCTGGTACACCGCCCCCTCCGGCACAGCAGGTAACGCTATCACCTTCACTCAGGCGATGACGCTGGATGCGAGTGGGAATTTGGGTATTGGGACGAATTCTCCTGCCGTAAAGCTAGATGTGTCTGGTCAAATCCGAGCCAGCACAGGTATTCTGTTTGGTACTGACACCGCCGCAGCAAATGCGCTGGATGACTACGAGGAGGGGACGTTTACTCCAACGATTATTGGCACGACAACGGCTGGGACGGGGACATATTCGTCTCAAGTTGGCAGATACACGAAGATTGGCAACAGGGTTTATTTCTCTGTGGCGATTACTTGGTCTGCCCACACGGGAACTGGAAACATGAAGATTTCAGGTCTACCGTTTACGTCAGTAAATACGGCTAGCGGCTTTAACTTTTTAGCGGTTGGAGCGAACAACTTGACATACACGTCTCAGTTGACGGCGTTTGTTGATGTAAACGCCACGACAGCATCTATGGCAACATTTGCATCTGCTGGTGCGCTAACTTCGCTTGCCATTGACACGGCGGCGACTGTCTACGTCTCAGGACACTACGAAGTTTAATCAATTACCCCGGCTGGATTGCCGGGGCTGACCTTGAAAGGAAATGAAAATGTCTCTCGAAAAACAAACCGTCGTTGACAAGATCGAAGTGATCGAAAACGGCTCAGTGCAAATTCGCACTGCAACACGCATCGTGGAGGACGGCAGCGTTCTGTCCACCTCGTATCATCGCCATGTGGTAACACCGGGGCAGGATTACAGCCAAGAGGACGCTCGCGTTCAGGCCATCTGCGCCGCCACCCACACCGCCGAAGTCATCGCCGCATACCAAGCAGCACAAACACAGGAGTAAATTATGAACATCACTTGGACAATCACACAATGCGACCGTCTGACCTCGGACGACTTCATCACCACAGCACACTGGACTGCCAGTGCAACTGATGGCGACTACACCGCGCAACCGATTTACTCCACCTGCTCATGGCAAGCTGGCACTCCCACCATTCCCTACGCTGATGTCACCGAGGCAGAAGTGCTGGACTGGTGCTGGACATCTGGTGTGGACAAGGACGCTACAGAAGCTGCTCTGGCTCAGAACATTGCCTTGCAGAAAAACCCCGTGACCGCCACTGGCGTGCCATGGGCACCTGCGGCATAATCACGTTCATGGGGTTTCGTGCGGCCCCTTTACCGCACTGCTTTGGAGAAACAAATGAACGAGCAAAACATTTCCCTGTCCTTGGGTTTGGTCAACGGCATTCTGCAATACTTGGGCACCCGCCCTTACGCAGAGGTCACCAGTTTGATCCAAGCCATTCAGGAGCAAGCCATCCCGCAGGTGCAAGTACCCAAGGAGGCCATGCCTGAAGAAGCTGCCGCAGGCGGCACGGACTAAGATGCGAGACTGGCTGTTGTCGTTCATAGCGGCAGCGGCCCTTGTGTCAGGGGTTGTCTTGCTAGTCAGGGCAACCCTTTTTTATTGGATTTGAAATATGTTGGCAGAGATTGCGGCAGCAAATGCAGCCTTCGCAGTTATCAAGGGCGCTCTGGCCAACGGCAAGGAGCTGCACCAGCTTGGTAGCCGGGTCTTTGACTACTTCGACAACAAAGCCAAGATTCAGGAAAAAGCCACCCAGAAGGGTGGTGGCTCCGATCTTGAGGAGTTCATGGCGCTTGAGCAGCTCAAGCAGCAGGAAGAAGAACTCCGAGAGCGCATGGTCTACGCTGGCCGTCCGGGCATGTGGAACGACTGGGTGAATTTCCAAGCAGCCGCAGCCCGGCGCAGGCGTGAGGCGCAAGAAGCAGCCAAGCGCGAGAGGATTCGCAGGGCAGAGCGAGCAGCCCAGTTGACCGAGTACATTGCCATTGGCATGGCCTCCGTGATCTTGGCTGGACTGCTGATTTACGGACTTGTCATCTACATCAAGTACATCCGATGAGCGACGAAAAACTCAACGCCAACTCCACCCTCGACAAGGTGCTCGGGTATGTGGACTCGCCGTTCAAGCTGTTTGCCATCCTCATCATGGGCATCGTGGCCTTTGCCGGGTACTTCCTGTGGCAGAACCAAGACTTCATGAGGGACGCTTACAAGGAGTCCAAGAAGCTGCCGGAGATCAACACGTCCCGCACGGACGATGCCAGCGCCATGCTGTTCAAGCAGACTGGTGCAGCCGTGGTGGCAATCTTCAAGGTCAACCCGCTGTTCAACTCCCGGGTGCTGTACAAAGCGTACACCAAGGACGGAAGGGATAAGAGCATCGAGGACATTGACGTGGGCCTGTTCAGCCAGAACTCAGCCAACAACGCAGACGTGGTCAAGCTGATGACCAACGAGATTCCGTGCTCTGAGTACCGCTACGCACAGTCTGAGGTGGGGCTGTGGTACATCGAGAAGGGTGTGACCTTCACCTGCCGAGTCAGTGTTCCGCCAGACAGTCCGAGGTTTGTGGGTCAGATTACGGTTGGCTGGACACAGCCCCCGGAAGACTTACAGCAAACCAAATTCATGCTGGAGATCGCCAGCGCCATGTTAACCAAAAGGGGAAATTGAATGGATTGGCTTAAACAAATTGCACCCACCATCGCCACGGCTCTTGGTGGCCCACTGGCAGGCATGGCAGTCTCAGCCATCTCAAAGGCAGTTGGCGTAGAGCCTGACCAAGTTCAGGACATGATTGCCAACAACAAGCTGTCTGCTGAGCAGATCGCACAGGTCAAGATCGCAGAGATCGAGCTCCAGAAGCAAGCCCAAGAGCTGGGCCTGAACTTTGCCAAGCTGGAGGTCGAGGACAGGAAGTCAGCACGAGAGATGCAAGCCACTACCCGGTCAATGATGCCTCCTATCTTGGCTGGCGCTGTGACCATCGGCTTCTTTGGCATCATGGTCATGATGTTCTTTAACCAGATTGACAGCAACAATCCGGCCATCCTGATGATGCTTGGTAGCCTTGGCACGGCTTGGACCGGCATCATCGCCTACTACTTCGGCTCCAGCGCAGGATCGCAGGCCAAAACCGACTTACTCTCAAAAGCAGGACCAGTGAAATGAAACAGAACTTTGACGCAGCACTGAAGGCCATCCTCCACCATGAGGGCGGCTTTGTAAATCACCCATCCGACCCGGGCGGCATGACCAATCTGGGCGTGACCAAGAAGGTCTGGGAGGAGTGGGTAGGCCACGAGGTGGACGAAAAGGCCATGCGTGCGCTGACACCCGAGCTGGTGGGCCCGATGTACAAGGCCAAATACTGGGACAAGATCAAGGGCGACGACCTGCCTGAAGGCGTGGATTACGCCGTCTTCGACGCTGCTGTGAACTCCGGCCCCGGGCGTGCTGCCAAGTGGCTCCAAGCCTGCGTAGGTGTTGAGCCTGACGGCGGTATCGGCCCCAAGACGTTGGCTGCCGTGGCTGCATTCGACCCCAAAGAGCTGGTGGAGGACTACGCCAAGCGCCGCCTGTCCTTCTTGATGGATTTGCCTCATTGGGGTACATTCGGTAAGGGCTGGGGCCGCCGCGTGGCGGAAGTGCAAAATACCGCCTCATCCATGACCGCATGAGGTAAACCGTGCCACTCAAGAAAATACTGATCCGTCCCGGAGTTGCCCGGGAAAACACCAGATACCTGTCCGAGAACGTCGGCCCAACGGGTGTAAACGGCTCGTATGCTGCGGGTTGGTACGACTGCGACAAGATTCGCTTTCGCTCCGGCTCGGCTGAAAAATTGGGTGGCTGGGCACCGTACTCCACCAGCTACTACCTTGGCATCTGTCGGTCTCTGAACAACTGGGTGACGCTGGGTGGCAACAAGCTGCTGGGCGTGGGCACCAACCTGAAGTTCTACGTGAACCAAGGCGGTAGCTACTATGACATCACCCCGCTGCGCGACACAGAGACCCTGACCAATCCGTTTGAGACCACCTCCGGCTCTCCCCTTGTGGTGGTGAATGACGCAGCAGGAGGCTACACGGACGGTGACTTCGTGACTTTCAGTGGGGCCACTGCCGTGGGCGGCTTGGACCTGAACGGCGAGTACCAGATTACCACCAACACGTCCGGTGAGTACAGCATCACCGCTTCGAGCAATGCCTCGTCTACGGCCACTGGCGGCGGAACCGTCACTGCGGCTTACCAGCTCAACGTCGGCCCCGCTGTGGTCGTTCCCTTGACCGGCTGGGGCGCAGGTGCTTGGGGCACTGGCGCATGGGGTGTGGGAAGCGCATCGACCGACTCTCTGCGTATCTGGAGCCAGAGCAACTTCGGTGAAGACTTGGTGTACTGCCCTCGCGGCGGTGGTTTGTATTACTGGGATGCCTCCGGCGGGGTGTCTGGCAACCGTGGTGTAAACGTGACCAGCATGGCTGGGGCCTCGGATGTTCCGACCAAGGTCAACATCACCTACGTGTCTGACATCAGCCGCTTTGTGTTCGCCTTCGGCTGCACCGATCTCAGCTCGGCTGTGCTGGACCCCATGCTGATTCGTTGGTCCGATCAGGAGAGCGTGGTGGACTGGACCCCCTCGGCGCTCAACCAAGCGGGCAGCCTGCGCCTGTCGCAGGGCTCCGAGATCGTCTCCAAGATTCAGTCTCGAGAAGAATTGCTGGTCTGGACGGATGCAGCCCTGTACTCGCTTCAGTACTTGGGCGCTCCTGAGGGCTGGGGTGCAAAGCTGGTGGGCGAGAACATCTCCATCGCAGGTCCGAACTCGGTGGCCCTTGCCTCGGGCATCTCTTACTGGATGGGCGTGGACAAGTTCTACAAGTACGACGGTCGCACCCAGACACTGCGCTGCGATTTGCGCCAATACATCTTCAGCGACATCAACACCGCGCAGATGGAGCAGGTGGTCTGCGGCACAAACGAAGGCTTCAATGAGGTGTGGTGGTTCTACTGCTCGGCCAACTCTGTGGTGCTGGATCGGTACGCCATCTACAACTACTTGGAAGACATCTGGTACTACGGCAACATGGGCCGCACGGCTTGGCTGGACTCCGGCTTGGAGGATGGCCCTGTGGCTGCCACCTACGTCAACAACTTGGTCAGCCATGAAGTCGGAAACGATGACAACATGGAAGGCACCCCTGTTGCCATGGAGTCGTTCATCACCTCCGCTGAATTTGACTTGGACGACGGCCACAAGTTCTCCTTTATCTGGAGGATGCTGCCGGACGTGACGTTCCGTGGCTCAAGCGCAGAGAACCCAGCCATCGTGATGTCGCTGCTGCCGCTCAAGAACTCCGGCTCGGGCTACACAACCCCAGCCTCGGTGGGCGGCTCCAACAGCGCCTCTGTCACGCGCACGGTCAACTTGCCGGTGGAGCAGTTCACGGGTCAGGTTTACACGCGCATCCGGGCTCGCCAGATGGCTATGCGAATCTCCAGCACTGCGCTGGGTGTGGCTTGGCAGTTGGGCGCTCCTCGCCTCGACATCAGAGCTGACGGATCACGGTAAATGTCACGCCTTCAAAAAGCTCCACCACCAGCACTGCCTTACGCAGTGCCTTCGTACACACCCACGTACATCGACCAGCTCCTCAAGGTGCTGCGTCTGTACTTTAGCCGCGTGTCGGATGTGCTCAACGCAATCATCGGTGTAAACGGCGGTCAGTACGTGGACTGCCCCAACGGCTTGTTCTTCAACACCGCAGACCAGACCATCCCTGTGGCGAACACTGCGTATCCCGTGGTGTACAACCAGACGTACTTGAACAATGCGGTCAGCTTGAGCACCACCAGCCGGATTCTGATTACCATTGGCGGCATCTACAACTTCCAGTACACCGGCCAGCTTGAGAGCACCAACAACAGCTCCAAGAACGTGTTCCTGTGGATTCGCAGGAACGGCACGGACATTGGAATCTCCACCCGGGCGTACAGCCTTTCGGGTTCTGGGACCTATGCCCCCATCGCGTACTCGTTTGATATCGACATGCAGGTGGGGCAGTACTTAGAGTTGATGGTATCTGCGTCTGACGCAACGGTGCAGCTTGCAGCCGAGACCGCATCAGCCCCTCATCCGGGTATCCCGTCCTCGGTTATGACGGTAAACTTCGTGGCACCGCTGCCCGACATCCTCCCAATTGCCCCGTAAGGACAAGACATGACGCCAGAAGTTATAGACATGCTGAAAAGACAGGGTCTTGTTGAGGATCGTGATCAGCCAATCATGCAATTTGATGATGGTGGCAGCGTTGGTGATTCTGGTGACGGCGGAACGGGTGCCGCTTCTTCCGCTACGGGTGACTCTTCGGGAGCGGGTGCTGCTGGTACTGGCAATGGAACTGGAGACTCGGCCCCCGGCATTGGTGACGTTGGTGTTGGTGTTGGCGAGGTTGGGGCTGCTTCGCCGGGTGCTGGTGGGACTCCTGCGGGGCCGGGTGATCCGGGCATCAGTGGCGACTCTGGGTTTTCCACCTCAGAAACAGACCCTGCGCAAACGGCGCTTGCCAGCTTACAGGCCGAGCTTGGTATTTCCCCTGCCGAAGCTGCAATGATGGGGCAGTCAAACGCAACAGGAAGCAACGTAGCCACCAACGGCATGACCATGGCCGAACTGTCTCTTATGGCGGCAAATGGTCTCGGGAATGCAGATATTTCGTCAAATCAAACCGTCAACCAAGCTCTTGCTTCCATGGCGGTTCACTCTGGGTTGAACAACAACATTGGACAAATCATGGGGGCCATTGGAGGCCCCGCGATTGGCGCAATTGCCACTGCCGCAAACGCTATTGCACAAGGCCACTCTGTCTCATCTGTTGTGGGACAGATAGCGGCCTCCATCGTTGGCACTGCGTTGTCGAATGCAACTGGTGTAGCCATCAGCGCCAATACGGTAAGCGCAATTGCCAACGGCCAAATCGGTCAGGCAGCAATGGGGTTGGCAATCGGTCAGGTTGCGCAAGCTACTGGCTTGAGTGTTAATACAGTAACCGCAGCGTTGAGTGGTAACTTGGGTGGGGCTGTTGCAAACGCCGTCACTGGCGCGGTTGTTGGCGCTGCTGCTCAGTCGATGTCTGCTGGGCCACTAGGGGGCATGGCGTTGGGGACCATGGCAAGCCTTAGCGGCATGCCAGCAAGTATTGCAAACTCAGTAAATCAAAGTGCGATTGGGCAGGCTGTCAACGGCGTAACAAGCTCACTTTCATCTGCGATTGCGTCTTCTGGGATTGGTGTTTCAGGAAATGCGTCCGCAGGAATCAGCACACCAGCAGGTGCGGCTGCAATTGCCGATGCTGTCTCGCGTGCCGAGAATCCCCCTGAAAGGAAAGTTTTTGGAATAAGTCTTGGAACAAGCACACCAAAATCACAAAGCCAATTGTTGATGGAGGCGGTAAAAAACGGAAAACTACCCGCCGCCGCAGAAAATGTTCCGCAGGCTCCTGTCGCGCCATCCAACAAGAAGAGCTACTGGGATGGCCTGTACTCTGACTTGGGCTCGGAATTCAGCAAACCACCAGAGCGCCCAGCAAACAACATCCCTGCCGAGACAAAAGAAAACCAAGCAACAGCCATGGCTTTGCTTGACGCCGGAAAAGAATACGAGCGTCTGTTCGGCAGTCTGACCCCGAGTGCCGCTGAGGCAATTGTCTCGTCCACCGACCCATTGAAATACGTTGACAGCCTCTACACATCAGAGTCGGAGGCAAAAAATATATGGGATGACGCAGGCCTTGGAGAGTCGGCCACTGAACAGCAATTGCGACAGATAATTGGGCTACCCGAAACCAAGGCTGGCGAATTAACAACCAAGCTAAAAGACTCCGTATCAACTTTGAGCGAAAGCCAAAAACAAGAAGCTCTTAGCTTGGTTGGCTCTGGCAAGCTAACCATTGAAGACGCCGCAGACAATAGGCCAATTGACTGGGCGTATGAAAATGATTTGGGTGAAATTGTCATTACGGGTAAAAAAGACCCCGGATGGGAACACTCGAGAGATGACAGCGGTTACACGCTCATGTGGAACAAGGACAAGGGCCTTATCCAGCTTTATGACGAAAACGACGAGCTCATCAAAAGCTTAACCGACCAGTTCAAATATGACAAAAACGGCAATGTCGTTGGGCGGGGCTTGGATTACTACCTGTCTGCTGCGTCGGACAGCATCATGCGGTCCTCTTCCCAGACTGCCTCACTGCTTGCCGATGTCTTGCCAGCCATGGCCGCAAAGGCGGTAGGGAACGAAGATTACTTCAAGAAGCAAATGGCCGAAGCTCAGGCCACAATGAAGCAGATCAACATAAAGTACCCTGCTCGTGTTGCGTCGTACAAAAACGTCAACGACCTAAGCAGTGCTGCCACCTACGTTTTGGAATCCGTAATGGAGGGCGTGGTGACAACTGCGCCTTCTTTGCTCATGGGTGGGGCTGCTGGCGTGGCTGCTCGCGCTTCGGCAAAAGCGGCAATGGACGCAGCCATCAAAAAGGAATTGGCAGTACAAGCATCCAAAGGAGTTTTTGGGGCTGAAGCAATTGCAGCGGCGCAAGCTGCTGCAAGCACTGCCGGTTTGGCGGTGGCTGCAAAATTTACGACACCAGCCATCTTGGCTGCAAGCGCCTCACAGAACGTCCCTGAAGTTTTCAAGAACGTCTATGACGCAAAAAGCGGCAAGGTGGATTTGAAGGACTTGGCAATATCAACCGTCGTTGGCGGGTTTAATGCGGCGCTTGACTCCGTTCTTCCGTCGGCCATCGTAGACCGATTAAATTTGTCGAAGATTCCGGTCGAGCAGGTGATTGGGGCTTGGTATAAAAATGCCGCCAAAGAGGCTGGAAGCGCTTTTGTAAAAGAAGGCGGGACCGAAATTCTCCAAGAGATGAGCAGCGCTGCGGCTGAATCTTTTCTTGCGGAAAACAAAGACTTCTTCACCAAGCAAAATCTGGACAGGTTTATTGATGCCGGTTTGAAGGGTGGCCTTGGCGGGTCCGCAGTTTCTACCGCTTTTGTGCTTGGCAAAGACGCAAAAGGCGCACTCAGTGGGGACGCCATTCGGCAGCAGGGTTTGGACGAAACAACGCCAGCGGAGTACTTGGCCGCAAGCAAAATGTTTGCCGACTCTGGATTCAAGGCCAGTGCCGCCGACATTTCTGCCGTGACTGGCGGAAAGGCTGAGCTGCTAAACCCGGCGTTGGCTTCAGAAATCCAAAAATACATGGACCCCCGTGTGGTTGCGGAGGATGAGGTTCGGCAGGCGCTTATTGATATTGGGTACGTCAACCCAACAAAGCAAGAGATTGATTCGTTTGTTGGACAAAAAGACGAGGTATCAACCTTAAAAGCACTGGAGGCGCAATACGACCCGCTGGCTACCACTGCGGAAGAGGCCGCGCAAATGATGCGCGACTTGGGGTACACCAACCTCACCGCCGACGAAGCCAAATCCCTTGCTGGAAAAATTAAAGAGGCGGACGCAAAGAAAAAGATCGAAGACTACATTGCGCCCCGCCAAGTGACACGCGCAGAAGCTGAGCAGTTTTTCAAAGACGTTGGATACAAGCCAAACAAAGAAGAGCTGGATCAGTTTGTGCGCCAAGGCGCAAACATCAAGCAGGACGCCGTTAAGTCCGAAGTTGGAACGTATGCAAACGCACGCACGGTGACAGAGCAGGAAGCCAAAGACGCTTACGCTGCGCTTGGCCTGAAAAATCCCACAAAGGCTGACATTGACAAGTTGGTTGGTCAGTACGACCAGACTGGCTTGACTGGCAAGGCCACAGAGAACTTGGATGCCGCACGGTACAACTCCATCATTGACCAGCTTGGCTCCATTACTAACGTCACTCCGGCAGATGTAACGACTGCGATCTCTGACTACATGAAGGCCAATCCCGGACTGTCAAAGACCGATGTGGAAACCGCCATATCCACCTACATGAAGGCCAATCCCGGTCTGACCAAGACCGATCTGAGCACCGCCATCTCTACGGCGACGAAGGACTTCGCCACCAAGAAGGACATTGAGAAGGCGATCTCAAACATCAAGTTCCCAGCAGGCATCACCAAAGAGGATGTCACCAAGTCCATCACGGATTACATGACGGCCAACCCCGGCCTGTCCGCAGCAGACGTCACAAAGTCCATCACCGACTACATGACGGCAAATCCCGGCCTTACCCCAGCGGACTTGGATACAGCCATCTCCGCTGCCACCAAAGACTTGGCGACGACGGAGCAGGTTGGTGCTGTGCAAACGGATGTCGATGCTCTGGAGAAGCTGATTGGCTCTCCCGGTGGGGCAGATGCCGAGGCTACCGGCATCATCGGTCAGCTTGAGGCCATGGGTCTGACGGACACTCAAATCTTGGGGGTGATTGGCAGCCCAGCCACCAAAACCACTCCTGCAACAGGCTTGTACAAAGCAGCCGACGATGCGGCAGCGCGAGGTGAGGATGCTGCTGCGTCTGTTCAAAAAGAATTGACGGGCCTTGTCGGTGCTCCCTCTGTCAAGGATGACCCAGCAACACTGAACATCAATGAGGCGAAAGAAGCGACTGGAATCTACAAGACGCTGGAGTCTTCACAAAAAGAAACCACTGGCGCAATTGACACGCTGTCCAAGGACGTACAAGACAAGTACAACGCACTCACAGAGGGTCAAAAGGACCTTGCTGACGCCATGGCGGATATGGGTTTGGACTTTGCGTCAGCCATTGACTTGGCCGCTAAGCAGACGCAAGAGCAAATCACTGGCCTTGGCGAACAGGTAGATGCTCGAATTGATGAGTTGGTGAAGCAGGGTGATACCTACCAAGAGGCCACGCAGAAAGCTATCGGCGAGCTCAACACCCAGAACCAGCAGCTTCAGGGCTTGGTTGGCACTCAGGGACGGCAAGCCACTCAAGCGGACATCGACGCGCTCAACCAGATGCTCGGCGGTCAGCGGAGCATGGACCTGACCTACGACGTGACTGGCGACAAGCAAATCACTCAGGCAGACATCGACTTCCTGACTCAGGTGGTCAGCGGTGTAAACACAGACTGGCGTGCTCCGGTCGGCTCCGCCTTTGGGCCCACTGGTCTGTACGGCCAACTGGCAACCAACGAAGCTCAGCGTCAGGCGGACCTGAAGGCGCAACTGGCCCGGGAAGAAGAGGCCAAAAAAGCAGAAGCCGAGCGCCAAAGACTGGCAGCAGAAGAAGCTGCTCGTCAGGGCAAGATCGCAAATGTGCGCGGGGTTGTGGCGCAGGGGCAGCAAAGTGCCCAATCCTTGGCCCAGCAATTGCCGCAGGCATTCCAGCAATCCCAGCAGGTCAGCACCCCGCTATATGGCGCAATGGAATACTTCGATCCGTTCGGTGACCCGTTCGGAGACCCATTCGGGACGCAGAAGCTCAAAATGGCTTCTTCGACAAACCCAGCAGAAAAAACTAAAATCGCCTCAGGTGGGTACATTGATGACCTGCTGGCGGAGAACATCACGGCAGATGACCTGCTGAACCTCTTACGCTAAAGGAAATCAAGATGGCTTACACGGACGAATTGGGCAACATCTACGAAGATGATTCTTTGAGTGGTGACTCGTATGATTTTTGGGAGTCAATTGGTATTGATCCAGACACCACAATGGAAAACTGGAGCTCTCCGTCCAATGACCAAATTGAAGATGCCCTGACCGGCAATCCCCAGTGGCTAAATTTGGTTGAGAGGTTTGGCAGCAAAGCGCTGAGCATGCTGAAAGACAAAGACGGCAAATACGATTTGGCGAAACTTGGCGCTCTTGGCATTGGCGCGTACAGTCTAATGAACCAAGACAAGCAAGGCGGCTACAACAAGCCAGTCCCCAAGATGGACATGGTGCGTGAGCAGATTCAGTACAACGATCCCAACCGACGTCCCGGCGAGGCTGGCCGTCAGTACTTCACAGACCCCCGTTACGCCGCTCAAGGTGACGCAGAGGCTTTGGCTGCCGCAAAGACTGCTTCTGCTGGTCAGGCCTCCGGCATTCAGGCTGCATACCAGCCTCGTCCCGCTCCAGCCCCCAACCCTTACGCTGGCAAGATGAACTTGGCCTACAGCCGTCCAACACAAGCCCCCGCTCAAGCTGGTGGCCTTCCTGAAATTCCAACACAACTCACCGCACGAGGCGGTATTCCTATGGCACAAGGCGGTATCGCAGACGCAGGGCGTTACCTGCGTGGCAAGACGGACGGCATGGCCGACGAGATTGAGACCAGCATTGATGAAGAGCAGCCAGCTCTTCTCAGCCATGGGGAGTTTGTAATCCCTGCGGATGTGGTGTCTCACCTCGGTAACGGCAACTCCGAGGCTGGAGCTGAGAAGCTCTACGAAATGATGGACCGCATTCGCGTGGCTCGCACCGGAACCAAAGAACAGGGCAAAGAGATTGACCCTGACAAGTTCATTGCAGCCGCTGGCGGCTTGGCTGCCGCCTACGCTGGTGGTGGCGAAGTCCAAAGATTCAACACTGGCGGCACACCCAGCACCGCAAACCCAACAGCAACAGGCGCTGGCGGCGTACCTCAAGATGTTTCCCGAACATCCACCCTCTCTCCTTGGGTTGGCGACTACGTGACCAACGCCTTGGGGCAGGGCGCTGCTCTGGCAAACGCCCCGTACCAAGCCTACCAAGGCCCACTGACCGCTGGAGCCTCGGGCCTTCAGCAGCAAGCCTTTGCTGGCGCAGGTGAGATGGCTCAAGCCGGATACACCCCCACGCAGTTCACTGGCGGCTTCAATGCCCAGACCGCCCAGCAGTACATGAACCCGTACCTGCAAGCCTCACTGGACCCGCAGTTGCGCGAATTGCAACGGTCTTCTGACATTGCCCGTCTGGCTGATGCTGGACGACTGACAAAAGCCGGTGCTTACGGCGGTAGCCGTCAGGCCATCATGGAATCCGAAGGTCGCCGCAATCTGTTGGACAAACAGCAAGATGTTTTGGGTCAGGGCTACAAGACTGCCTACGACACAGGTCTGGGCCAGTTCAACAAAGAACGCGAGGCACAAGAGGCATCGCGTCAGTTTGGCGCAAACTTTGGCCTCAAGTCCATCGATCAGTTGGCGAATTTGGGCGCTCAAGAGCGTGGCATTACATCCGAAGGTATCGCAGCAGACAAGGCGCAGTTCGAGGAGCAGCGTGACTTTGCTTACGGTATGCCAAAGTACCAGTTGGGCTTGTTGTCTGGCCTGCCAATCGGTGCAAATACTACTGCTGTGGATCAAGATGCCATGAGCAGGCTGCAATCGCAATTTGCTGGTTTGGCTACCAACTACAAAACGATTGAGGGAGCCCTCAAAGACCTTGGTCAAACTCCTACCGCTCCCGCCGCTCCTACCACTCCTGCCACTACAAAATAAGGTCGGAACATGAACCTCGTTAAAGCACAAGCTCTGGCAAACGATTTGCCAATCACAGAGTTGAAGAAGTACGCCGATGGTTTTGATCCACGGATCATTCCACCTTGGATTGCGACCGGTACGTTGCAGGCCAAGATGGATTTAAACAAGCGCATGCAGAACATGATGGGTGGCGCTCAGGGTGAGCAGCCCAGCGTCAAAGAGCAGATCGAGCAGAAGGCTGGCTTGATGGCTGCAAACAACATGCAGCAGCAGCAACAGCAGCAACAGATGGCTATGGCGCAGCGTCCCGGACCAGTTCCCGCTGGCATTCCCCAGCCCGAAGATCAACCCGAAGCGCCAGCAATGATGGCTCGCGGAGGTTTAACTTCCGTGCCTGTGCGCTTTGCGTTTAAACCCGGTGGCATCGTCGGCTACAGCAATGGCGGGGACACCATGGGCACAGCAAGTGCCGAGGAGCAAGAGTTGTCAAGTCAGGCTGCTGAACTTGGCCGCGACAAAGAGAGAAGGGAAAGAGCAATACAGGAGCTTGAGCGCAAAGTGGAATTTCTGACTCGCGCTGGAGCGCCTCAAGCCGAGGCGGCACGCGCACAACTTGAGCAACTCAAGACATCAGGAGGCATGCCAGCACCTGAAGCCCCCGCTCGACAACTGCCACCACAGCGCCCAGCCTCCGTTTCTGAGGCTCAAGCCACAGCCATGGCAGGACCGCAAGCAGCCGTTCCTCCTCGCCGGGTTGAGCGACCAGCGCCTCGGCCTGAGGCTGCACCTCGTCCTGCTGCACAACCAGCACAAACAGGCCTACCTGCCGCAGCAAGCCGCAGCCCTTACTTTGCGCAAGCAGACGCAGCCTTGAATGAGCCCAACGTCAAGCCAACGCCTCAGAGCATCATTGCTGAGCAAAACGCTCTGTCTCCTCAAGCCATGCTGGAGGAGAACATGCGCAAGCGCTATGAAGAGCGCAAGGCCCGTGCAGATCAGGAACGTGCAACCTTTGAGAAGACGCGTCCATCCGGCTTGGATGACTTGATCCGTGTCTGGGGTCAGGCCGCTCAATACAAGGGAGGCACTGGCTTGGCTCCCGCTTACACAGCCAACCAAGACCGCAAACGCGCAGAAGAGATGGCTCTTGAGAAGCGCATGAACGAGCTCTACACAGCCGCAGACACCCAAGAATACGAGGGTGCCAAGGAGATTTATGGTGCTCGAGCCAAGTCCATGGACGCTGCCAACCGCTCTTACCAAGAGCGCCTGAAGTCCCGTGCAGAGACCTTGGCTCAGCTTGCGAATGTGGATGAGCGCCGCATTCAGTCCGAGCTGGACCGCTTGAGCCAAATGGAGATTGCCAAGATTCGTGCGGCAGATGCTGGCAGCGGTGACATGAAGTACCTTGCGCAGTATCTGGCACTCAAGGCAGAAGGAAAGCCAAAAGAGGCTGCCGCCCTGCTCGAAAGCTTCTCACTCTTTAAACGTGGAGAGCCAAAGCCAGACCCGCTTGAGTCCGCCATGGCTAAGCAATATGCTGAGCAACTTGGCTCTGCGCTACAACTGCCACCGGGTAAGCTTCGTGATGAACGGATGGCTGGCCTCAAGCTTCTGGAGCAAAAAATCAAGGGCGGCGGCGGAGGTTCGTTTACAGTTACGGCTGGCGGCAAGACATACGACTTCCCGACAAAAGAAGCCGCAGACAAATTTAAGGCAGAAGCCGGAGTGCAATGATGAACCTTGATGAGCTGGCAAAAAAATACGGCGGAAGCCAAGTTCAACCCGGCGCATCAAAATTTGATGATCTGGCCCGGAAATACGGCGGCTCTGCAATCGAGTCGGACGTCATGCCAACAGCCCCAGCCAAAGACGCTGGGTTCTCCCTTGGAGACATAGCCAAGTCCTTTGGTGTTGGTGCTGCGGGAAGCGCCAAGGCGCTCACCGATGTGGCTGGCGCTGACAACTTCATCTCCTCCAAGCTTGGCAAGGGCGTGGAGAGTCTTCAGCAGAGCATGACCCCAGAGCGTCAAGCTGAGATGCAGCGTCAGGCCGCCCGGATGAAGGCTGCCGAAGAGTCTGGCAGCACATGGGAAGAGATCAAGGCTGGTGCTTTAAACGTTGCTGAAGCTCCTCTCCAGTCTGCCGCGCAGGCCATTGGCTCGTTTGTTCCGTACCTGCCCACCTTGTTTGCAGCCCCTGCGGCTGCTGCCATGCGTTTAACCGCTGGCTCTCAAGCTGCCATCCGGTCCGTTGCTCAACAAGCCCCCAAGGTTATTGGTACCGCCCAAGGTGCTGGCGCTGTCAAAGGCTCCATCTATGACGGCGTGCTGAAGGCCGAGATTGAGGCTGGCGTAGACCCAGAGGTTGCCAAGCAAAAGGCTGACGCAGCCCAGTCGTACTTCGGTGGAAACTTTGACCAGATCGCCCTCGGTGCCGGTCTTGGTTATGTTGCTGGCTCCAAGGGTGTTGAAGAGTTGTTCTCCAAGGCTGGCCGAGCAGGAGCAGCCCCCGGCATGGCTCGCAGGGTTGGCGAATCAGTTCTCAAGGAATCTGTCCCAGAGGCTGCTCAAGGCGGTCAAGAGAAGGTCGCTGAGAACGTTGCATTGCAGCGTGCGGGGTACGACGTAGACACGTTTAAAGGCGTGGCAGGTGCTGCGACCCAAGAAGCGCTCACAGGCGCTCTGGGCGCTGCCCCCATTGCCGCGATGGTGCGTCCTGAGGCCAAGCCTCCTGAGGCTGTGGATGCCTTTGAGAAGGAGAAGGAAGAGTTCCGCAAAGGCTTCGGTCAAGCCGAGCCTGTCGCGCCTTCTGCTGAAGCCCCAGAGAAAGCTCCCGTAGAGCCCCCAACAGAGTTCCCCGGTGGCTACACAGCCACCCGCAGAGAAATCTCCCGCCGAGACGTACCTGAGTCGTTTGGCATCTTTGCCGAAGGTTCAGACAAGCCTCTGACCTCCGTTGCCTCCCAAGAAGAGGTGGAGAGGAAGATTCAGTCCCTGACCGAGATTCGTCAGGAGGAGCAAGCCCGTCTCTTGGCTGAGTCTGACAAGATCAGCAAGTCCATTCAGGATGAGCAGCGTAAGCTTGAGGTCATGGAGGCCACGGGCCAGACTGACACCGATGAGTACGTCCAAGCCAAGGCCCTTCTCTCCCAAAAGGAGGAGGAGGCCGCCTTAAAGATTCAGGACATCAACGACAAGATTGCCAGCTACTCCGCCCCCTTGAGCTTTACCCCCATCGGTTCCCGCACTGACGTGCAGAACGAGTTCACCGTTAACCGTGGTGCTGAGCCAATTGGGGTATTCCCAACTCTGGAGCAGGCCGAAGCCACGCTGCGCGAGCGCGATCCTCAGGTGTTTAAACAAGCTGAAGTTGCTGCCCGCACGCAGGAGCTTGAGTCAAAGCTCAAGCCTATGCTGGCCAAGTTCAACCTTGGCGATGTGGGTGTAAACGTTGTTGAGCAGATCAAGAACAACGCGGGTGGTGCTTACCTCGACAAGCTGATTCAGGTCTCTCTGGATGAGGCCAACCCCATCCAAACCATGCGCCATGAGTCCCTGCATGCGCTGAAGGACTTGGAGTTCTTCACCCCGCAGCAATGGAAGGCCCTGACTGAGCAAGCCAACAAGAGGTGGATCAAGGAGTACCTCCAAGACCAGACCTCCGAGATCGAGGTGGACGGCAAGCCTGTGACGATGAGCCGTCTGGATGCCTACAAGAAGATTGGCCTGACTCAAGAAGAGATCATTGAAGAAGCCATCGCTGATGCGTTTGGTGCTTACGACCGTGGAGCCACACCGCCTCCCGGCATGATTGCTGCGCTGTTCAAGAAGCTGAAGAACTTCTTCATGAACTTTGGTCAAGCCCTGCGTGGTGCTGGCTTTGAGTCTGCGGATGATGTGTTCCAGCGCGTTGAGCGTGGTGAGTTGAAGTCCCGCAAGCCAAAAGAGAAGACTGCTCCGAAGGAAGAGCCAAAAGCCAAGCCAGAAGAGAAGGCCGAAGAGGAAAAGGAACCGAAGGCCAAACCCTCTACCGAGAAAAAAGAAAAGCCAAAGTACAGCCTTGCTGGCGAAGGCATACCCATGTCAACCCGCAAGTTGATGGAGAAGCAGACTGCTGTTTCGCAGCAAGAGCTTGGTTTAAACACTGATGCGGTTCGCGGTCGCTTTAACAACGTGCGAGACATTGCCAAGGCGCTTAACCAGCAGACACTTGACCAGCTTGGTGCAATGGACCGCAACAAACTGACTCAAGACGAGTCAACTCGGATTGCTGAAGCCATCGCCGATGAGGTGGCGCATCAGTTGCAGACATCAACCAAGACTGGCACTGGTTTGGGTTGGTATTCCAACAACTACCCCAATGCTGTTAAGCGTCTTGCCAAGCGATTCCCGGAGCTTGGAACAAACAAGCATGCCCGTTCGGTGTTCTCGGCTTTGGTTGCCGTTACATCCAACGGGGAGCGAGTTGCAAAGAACATCGACAACGCCATCAAGCTGTATGGCAAGCTTCGTAACGGCAAGCGATTGGTTGCCATGGGCAATCGTCGTCCAACCGCGCTCCAAAACAACTTGAAAGTCATCCAAGACTTGTTGAGCAAGTATGGTCAAGACTTTGAGAAGGTGTTGCTCAAAGAAATTACCGTCAAAGAAATGAACGCCCGTTTACGAGAAATGGGCGAAGAGACGGATGGCAGCTATCTCGCCAACACTGTTGTGCCAGCGGCAGCGGTTTACTTTGGACCTAAGCTTGGCGCGTTCTACGCCAACCTTTCCGGCTCAGAGGGCTACCTGACCATGGATTTGTGGTGGACTCGTTCCATCAATCGCATGCGCGGCTTGCTCATCCCCAAGGCCACAGAAGCCTCCATCAACAAGTTCCGAGACATGATGGAACAGCCCGATGCCACTCGGGATGAAGTTACTGCCGCCACCATTCCTTTGCGAAACAAGTATGAGGAGTACGGTTGGACAACCGAGCTTGAGCATTTGGCGGGGGCGAAGGAGCCATCCAAAAAGGCCGCAAAAGAAAATTGGTTTAAAGCTGCCGAAGAGAAGGCTGGTGATGCCTACGAGCAGTTGCTGTTTGAACACAACCTTGAGAAGATGGCAAACACCATCTACAAGAACGAGTTTGAGATGCTGGAGGAGGCTCCGTTTACAGCCACCGACAGAAAGTTCATGTACGACGCAGCACGCAAGGCTCAAGCTTTGCTGCGTGGAGAAGGAATCAACCTCAGTCTGGCTGACATTCAGGCCGCCCTTTGGTACTATGAGAAACGCCTTTATGAAAAACTGAGCGGGAGAAAAGCAGATGACATCGGATACGAAGAAGCAATCATCGCCCAAGCCAATCAGGGTTCTGGACGAGCAAGACCAAGTGTGGTCTTCGATCAAAAACCTGACGGCAGGGATGAGCCCGGAACGGAGATCGCAGTTTCTGATGAAGCTCGTGGACTCGATGGAGAAAAGTTCTCCCTCCGCAAAGGAGTAGTCGCAGAGGTAGCGCCGAACCCTGACCACATCTCGGCAGAGAAGTGGAGGCAGATGACGCCTTCGGAGCGTCTAAACGCAACCAAGGCCGTTGCCAACAGGGTGGTGTCCTCTGTGTTCTCTGAGCTCGAACTCAAGGGTTACAAGTACGAGTTCTCTACGGGCACCTACGAGGGCGAGGTCAACCCCAACATCATTGTTCAAGCCCCAGACGAGGCCACAGAGCAAGAGCTTGACGAGCTTGCCCGGGTGCTTGGTTATGTGCTCGACCAAAAGGCAATGGTTGCTTTTGATGAGGACAACAAGAGCTCTGGCGATCAGGCTGGGTTTGTGAAGGTTGTTGTCCCAGAGGGCATGACTGCGGATCAATTAAGCGAGTTGCGTCAACACATTGCGCAGAACGTCCCACAGGCGGATGGTGATACGTTGCGTGATGGGGCCTTGCTGTACGGCAACTTCTCTGCATACAACGACAACGTTGACACCCTTACCGATGCTCAATACCATGAGGCCATCATCGATGCTGTCGAATCATTCCCTTACGATGGAAAGATTCGTGTCTCCGACCCGGAGACATTCCACAGTTCACTCGTTTGGCCCGACACAAGAAGCGACTACTTAAAGGAAACACGATATGGCGACAGTGGAAAGATTCAAGGAGAAGCCGGGGCAGATGTTCGGGGGCAAGGGAGTCGCCGTCTTCAGGCCATTTCCGAAGAAGCAATCTCGCTCAGAGACAAATGGATTGACGCCAGAGGAGCTGCTCGCCTCGGAGGTCGAGAGCGCGGTAATGCGGTTGACTTCGGCCAGCCAACAGAAGAATACGGAACGCCAACGCGAGGATCGGTAAGCGCTGTCGGCGTCCACTTCAGCAAAGAGAGACGCCCAACACTCATCTCCGAGTTCCACGGCACCGGTCTGCGCGGAATGGAGAGTGAGCGTTTAAACGAAAAAGAAAACTCGGACATTCGTGGCCGAATTTATTTCTACGTTGACAACGGCAAGGGAGTCCGGCCCGAGGCTGGTGTTGGCGGCACTCCTCACGTCATCAGGTTGAAAAATCTGTACGACACCAAAACAGACCCTCTTGAAATCATCAAGAACGCCAAGGGCGACTCGTCCGCAGAACGCGCAAGCAATTGGGAGCGCAATGTTAAGAGGGCTGGCTTTGATGGCTACTTGGTCAAAAACCAAGCCGCATCACAAGACTACGCAGTTTTGATTGGCAAGCATTCCGTGAAGACTGGGAAGTTCAGTCTCCGCACCAGCTTCCCCTCCGCAAAAGAGGCGGAAGATGCCGCATATGACAAGGCCCCTCCATCGACCAAGGAGTTCAAACTCTTCTTTGGTGGCAGCCAGATCATGGACGAGGGTCGTCCGCAAGTCATGTACCACGGCTCCGCATCCGAGTTCACCACGTTCCTTGAGAGCAAGCCAATCTTCGTCAGCCCCGATCCTGACTTTGCTGAGCAGTTTGCAGAGGACCGCGCAAAGG